CTGGAATGGTAGACACCCTAAATGGGCAGCCGACAGACACTTGGAAGAAATTTAAAGTGACGGTCGATGGAACTAAGAGCCTAACTATCGATGGAGTAGGAGAAGACGCAATATCAACTATAAGAGAGTATGATGAGATTGAAAAGGTGAATGAATTAGTATTTAGAACAATAGTTCCTTCTCTTATACTTGAATTTAAGGGAGATCGAGTCTCAATTGACACTTTATCAAATAGATCAGCTCAAATTGCAGTAGGCGGAACGGTCGATTACGATAATATTTTCTCAACTGAGGACGTCACTAAGGGTCAACAAGCGCCTACTACAAAAACAACAAATAAATAACTAAAATAATCACACTAAAATGGCCGGATTACCACATTGGAACAATTCAGCAGCGGCTGTAAACTATTGGGAACCTTTATTCCTAAACCAGTTTGAGGTAGTTATCACCCCGCCTGCAGTAATTACTCAAAACGTAAACCTCTTAGTTGAACACGTAATGACTGTCACAGGTCTACCTGAATTAACACCAACTGGAGTAATTGAACAGACTTATAAATTTGCTAGACGTTCTTATGCTGCAGCAGTTCCAACGACTACTGTCGCTGATCTTGATATTAAGTTCTCAGTGAACCTAAATAACAATAACGAGATGTATATCTACAACATACTTAGAGCATGGGCAGATCTTGCATACGATCCGCTTACTGGTAAGCAAGGATTGAAGAAGGACTATATTGGAGAGATCTATGTTGCAATACACAATAAAGCGCAAGACATTTATCGCGAATTTAGATTTAAGCCAGTAATTCCAAATGGTGAACTAACTAAAATGGCTCTAAACTATACATCGCCTGACATATACGAGGTTACTATGAAGTTTAGAGCAGACGCATGGAAAGAAGCAAGAGTCGGTCAAATAACTGTATAAGTTTTAAAAAAGCAAGAAGAAAATGGAAATGTTTAACGTACACCGTCGAGACGTAATGGATTTCGATAATTATATGGATCTTAAGAAAGAGAGTTTCGGTGGACCGAAATCTGCAATCGCTTATCGTGATGCAAAGGGAAATAAAGTAAACTCAGATCCTAAGTTGAAAGAATTTCAAAGAACTGTAAAAAGAGACGCTCTCTTTTCTCATCCAGTATACGATCCAACCTATAAAGCAATGACTCACGATCTTGTTTACAAACAGGACAAGAAAAAGCCATTTAGCTACAATGAACCAAGCTTAACTGGAATTCCAGTGGTAGATATTACTGAGAGCTACTCAGCTGCCACATTTGAACAGTTTATGCATGATATGGATGCGAGAGAAGAAGAGTCTGACGAAAGAGACGAAATGGAGCACAAAATGCCAAAAATGCAGGATGAGCCTGAATACGAAGATGAAGATCGCGAAATGGATCACGACCTGGACATAGAAGATTTTCGCGACGACGAAGATGAATTAGATCAGGAAGACATGGACGATATGGAAGATCGTGAATACGACCGTCACCCTAAACACGAAGAGGAAGAAGATGACTTTGAAAGGGAGCCAGAATCAGAAGATGTTGCTCAAATCGAAAGAATGCTGAAGAAATTTGAGGAGCCTGAATACGAAGAAGACGAAGACTATTAATAAGAAAAGCTGAGAGTGATCTCAGCTTTTTTCTTTTATGGGGATACTTAATACTCTATCAATAGTCCTTAGAGGATCGTCCTCCGAGTCCTTAGAGACGACGATATTATAGTTGAATATTAATCCAGTATACTCACTTTCAATAAACGACACGGTGTTTAAGACAGATGACTGGGACAGGTTTGAATTTAGATAAATTACTCGCTTGTACTTTCTATTTTTGATGGTTATTGCCTTGTCCAATAGCTTCTTTATCTCATAGTTTAAGAGAAATGACTGGACTTTGTTTGGCACAATAAATTTAGTCTTGAATTTTTCCTTTATTATTTTATTGACATTAAGGACATAGTCGTCCTTGCTCTTTTTATTAAAAACAGAGATAAAGTTTTTGTATTCCCTTACAAAGAGAATCGTTACATGGTGGTCTTCGGCTATCATATTGGTAATTTTATTGTCTCTATTCCAGCTTCAGATAAGATGCGCAACCCTTGATTGTCTCGGTACTCCTCTGCATAGACGACTGCCTTGATCCCAGCCTGGATGATGAGCTTAGAGCAATCTTTACAAGGAGACATGGTCACATAAAGAGTTGAACCCTCTATGCTTTGCGTCGATTTAGCAACCTTAAGTATCGCATTGGCTTCAGCGTGAAGCACATACCAATAGGTATTACCATCGGCGTCCTCGCACTCATTATTGAATCCGCGAGGAGTTCCGTTAAATCCGTCAGAAATAATCACGCCACCCTTTACGATCAGAGCTCCAACCTTCTTACGATTACAGCAAGAGAGAGTTGACCAGGTCGAGGCCATCTTAAGGTAGGCTATGTGGTATTTTAATTCTTTATTTAGAGACATCAGAAGAGGGCTTTATGGGATTAGGTAATGCAAAAGAAAGGATAATCACGATCGCTATCCACTGCGGATAGGATAGTTTTACGTGAATTGTATCTGCTAGAAAGATTGAATATAGTATGCAGCATGCTCCTGAACAGATGAGCCATTCAATGATTATTTTTAAGAATAAGTTGATTGCTTTTTTCATATTTTATTTATGTTTCTATAGATCCAGCTAAAAAGAGGATCCTCTAGTAGTTTTGGATCGGGATTGGCAAAATCGCTAAAGAAAGAAATCAATTCTGGAGTTGGTTCACCGACTGGATTAATAAGATCGGCGCCTACCGGAGGAATGGTTTCAGACTTCCATTCAAGAGAATCAATCATCGCATTTACTGCATCAAAATGGTGCTCATAAACGTGGAAAGAGTTTGCGATATGGGTATAGGTACCAAGATCAAGATCTGGGTAATACTTACGTAAGTGAGAAAGAGCCTGGCTTTGCAAGATAGCAAAGAAAGCAATATCAGTAGGCAAGCCCCAAATGACATCGTTGCTACGCATTGAGATGGTAAAGTTGAGCTTATTATCCCTGATTTGGAAGTTGCCATACATCGTGCAAACAAAATCCTTATTGAAGTGATATTGATGTCTCGGAAGATTGAAATGCATCACAGCTTGACGAGAATCCCGGTCTTTTACTAGAGCAGAGATTGCCCATTCGTATTGGGTGATGCCATGCTCATTAAGATTAGAGAAAAGCAGCTTACCGTATGAAGAGTTTACTGTTCCGTCTGGATTCTTTATTGTGTCCCAAAATTTTGCGTATTTTGTGATAAATTCTGCGTCATTACGACCCATAAAGTACCACATGAGCTCAGCTGCAATGTATTTCTTTTGAGACGATCGAGTTGGTGTAGTAAATAAACAAGACAGAGGCTCTTCAATTATAAGAACGGTATTTGCATTTTCTTTTATTGAAAGATCCCTAGGTTTAGTCTCAAACTCAGGATATCGAATTAAGTCAACTAGACTTGCACGAAAGGCTCTGGAAAAATTATCGCGTTGGTAAACTCTCATAACACTGTTTTTAGTTTTATACATAGGATGGGATAAAAGTTTTCTCGAAATAAATATTAATAGATGGCAATAAGCGGATTATACCCAATCATAGATTTTTCAAGTGTCGATTATGCTAGGATCCAGACAGGCTCTTACCTAATCGCGTTTGACCTAAACAACCTGTATCGATTATCTAAGATCGACAATACTGGAGCAATCACTGTAATTGAGGGAGATCGTTTCACAGGAGTCAGTAGAGACACATTTAATTTAAGCACATTAGTAGTAGGCAGCACAATAACTGTAAATATTTTACCGCTGAGACTCAGTTTTACACCAGCGATGGATGTGCTGGTTGCAGTTTCAGATACTGAACACTTTCACGGACTCGTAAGCAGTTATAATCCAACCACTGGAGTAATGACAATGACAGTTGAAGTAGTTACTGGAACTGGCACTAGTTCTCTATGGCAAGTTGGACTTAATGGCGCAGTTGGACAAGTAGGGCCAACTGGTCCGACTGGATCAACGGGTCCGACTGGACCTACAGGACCTGCCGGTCCAACTGGCTCTACCGGACCAATAGGATTTACCGGACCGACAGGTCCAACTGGTGCTACTGGAGCAACCGGACCGACAGGAGCAACTGGAGCAACTGGACCGACAGGAGCTACTGGAGCTACCGGACCGACAGGTCCGACAGGAGCTACCGGACCGACAGGTCCGACAGGAGCTACCGGACCGACAGGTCCGACAGGA